AAATTGAATCTTGAAGTAAATCAGTTTCGCTCGAGCCATTTGGTGACTGATGTAGCACATATTCAAGAAATTAACCCCAAACTGAAGGAGTAGAATAGCCATGGCAAAAGTCTATGCACTTTCATTCCACTCAGGAGGTTTACTCCATGAGTTGGAAGCTCAAAACCCTGCTCAGATTGCATCTGAGTGGGACCTGTCCTTAGAAGAGGTCAAAGTCTTTGTTAATGACGGAGAAGCCCCTGTAACGCAGGAACTTCGTGACAACGACATTGTCTCTTTTCAAAAGGACAAAGTTCATTCGGGCTCTTAACACCGGGTCCACAACTTAATACGGGGGCTGTTTTTATAATAGCCCTTGTATTAAACTAACAGGAGATAGTATGAATTTACAAGAACAGCAATCAGTATTGCTTAAGATTTTTCCTGCTTTTGCTCGTCAGCCAAAGGAAAGTCGTACATTACAAGTAAAAGTCCTTAATGACAAATTTGACATTATTGATTGGTTTGATGGTACGAATTCTCCTAAAAGACGAAAGAGAGCATATCCTTTCCAGCGTTTAAACTGGGATGGACATTCTTGGTTGATTATTAAATTTATCAATACCAAGTTTAGAGCTCGATTAGTACATAAATTACCGCCTATTTATGTTTTAGTTATGCAAAGGGGCGAAGGTACACCTCTTGTATTATTTTATAATCAAATGTGTCCCAAAGAGAGATGGGAAAAAGACCCAACTCTTAAAGGAACTTATCTATATGAAGATGCATGGCATCCACATATTACAAGTTCAGAACCTTGCAATGGAGCTCATAGTATGTATTTAGCCAGAACTGCTCAAGATGGTAGTATTGTAGGATTTATGTCAGCTATAAGAAATTTCTTATCAAGTTGGAATAATCGTTCACGCTTTTGGAATTTGAATAGCTATAATCATTATACGGGTAAATTTGCTCGTAAAGTTATTCTACCTGCGTGGGATGTAGCATATTTACATCATAATACTGGAGGGTCATATGAAGGTAGGTATAACCCAAGGCATGATGCACAAAATACTTACTATGGTTCTACAGTACCAAAGTTGTATTTGTTACTAATGGAACAAAGTAAAGGTGCTCATAAGAAAGAAGTTTGTGCTATTATAACTGGTTTAAACAGAGCTATGGCACAGGTTAATTCCCGGACTATAGCTGACAAATTAGTACGTAATACAGTAGAATGGCATGATTGGACAGACCTCAGTAGATGGTATAACAATGGTTGGTCTCATCGTAGACATAAAGTTAACGATAGTCTGCGTAGACAACTTCGTTCTTTATACTATAATTATCAAGAAATATTATTTGATTTGTTTCCTCATTATATTGGGACTCATACAATGGTACCAGAAGATGTTATAGATGAAGACAAATTAGAAGATTTTGCCAAATTCGCGTATGATTATTGGATGTCTACTGGTGGCTGGGGAGAATACTGTAAAGGGTCTGACCCTGACAGAAGTCGTCAAAACTTAAGAACAGCCTTTGTTGATTATTGGAGTATAAGCTTTGACATGACATATAGTGAAGTTTTAACGAAGTTAAATCCAAGAAAAATGTATGGTGATAGTTGGGGACATAAACGAGTTATAAATGTATTAAAGGCAGCCCGACAACAATGTTGCTATATGGCATTGGCAGATAACAAATCTCGAAGAAAGGAGATAATAAATGAGATTAGAACTCTCGAAACAGATAGTACAGAAGATAGAATATTTCAGCAAATACTTCAGTTCTAAAGAATGGTCTGGACCTGCTTGGTTTAAAGCAACAGGTAAAAAGAATACATTCCCAGAAGTATTTGAATTGAAACATTTCCATCCGCTGGACTTAGGAAGTACCGCTGCTACAGAATTTGAAGCTGAAGATGTTGCGAAAATTCTCCCAGATACATATAAAGCTTTCCCAAGCTTGAAAACGTGTTATATGGGACTGATACATTCGCATCATAATATGGGTGCATATTTTAGTAGTAGTGATGAAGAAACCCTATGTAAAATGGGACCGGAAACAGGATTTTATCCAAGTCTTGTAGTTGCAACAAGCAAAACTGAATATGCTTTTGCAGTTTCCTATACAGACCAATATGGATTTCCACAATGGATAGAAACTGAAGAAATTCATATTCCTGCTGTTAAGGTCAAACCTGAATGGAAAGCACAGTGTGAACAGATGGCTAAATCTAACGAAAAGCCAAAACCAAAATGGCAGAAAAATGGTTACGTAAGTCCCCACGGTGTCTTATACAATCCTAATCAAATGGCTATTCATGGGGCTTATTCTGCATATAAGCCAATTACACAGCTTAAAGATAAAGAAGTAGAACATCTGGAAGAAGTTGCTGAAAAATATTCATCAAGGAAGATGACTTATGTAGAGTTTAAAGATGAATGTGCAAAGTACAGTGTAAATCCTATGGATGTTATTAACGGCGGAGGATACGATTTGTATGGCGGATACTAATAGATTTCTTCGTAACAAGGGTCTCATTAATCAATCTAAACTTGATGAATTAATGATTATTGGATTAGGTGGCATCGGTTCTTCCGTTGTCACCTATGCCAGTATCATGGGTTTTGATAAATTACTTGGATATGATTACGATATTCTTGAAGAACACAATTTAAGTACTTGTGTATATGAACATAAGTACCTTGGTATGTCTAAAGCTGAAGCAGCGTCTCATACAGTAGAATCTTTTCAAGGTAATGCTGATTTTGAAGATAATGCATTCATAATGGGCAAGGAAATGAGTACCAAAGTGATAATGTGCCCGGATAACATGGGTACCCGTAAAGACATTTACAAACAATGGTCAATGAACCCTAATCGTGAATTTTTAATAGATTTACGTATGGGAGCACTGGCTATGGAAATTATCACTGTTACACCTGAAAATGACGAGTTTATGAACTCATGGTTACCAGACCATAAAATGACAGAAGAAGAATGTACAATGAAACATACTATCTTCACATCTGCTATTGTGGCTGGTTTGGGTCTGTCTCAAGTGTTTAATTTACTTGAACGGAAACCATATTATTCGTATATTTGGGTAGGGCTTCTTCCTTTATCGGTTAAGAAAGAAGGCTTGAAAATACCAAGTGAACACAAATTAACAATAGGAGTAATACCGGATGGAAATCAAAGTACAGAAGGTATCTACGGACTGGAGTGATATGCCGGGAGGGTTGACTTATTACATAATAGGTCAACCTAAATCTGGCAAAACTACTGCTGCAGCATCGTGGAGCCCTAAAGGACAAAGTGGTGTCCTGTTAATAGATACAGACCTCGGAGCTGACTTCGTTGATGGTGCTAATTATGTTACTGTTACAAGCTTGAATCCACCTATGAGACCCATTGAAAAAGATGGGAAAAAGGTGATAAAAGATGGTAAAGAACAGTATGAATTAGTACCACCTTCAGAACGTGGTTATTTCCAAAGGTCTGGACCTAACAAAGGTAAACCTGCAGAAACACATTCTTTAGCTGAAATTTACATGTGGCTGGAAGAAAAATGGCAGGAATTACCCTACGATACCATTGCGATAGATACTATTGATGTCTGTAATAAATGGATAGAAGAAATAGTATGTGATGAATTGAACATCAATGCAATGGGTGAAGGACAATGGGGTGCTGATTGGGGTCAAGCAAAGCGTAAAAACCTTGATTTAATCAAGAGATTCCAAGCACTCATCAAAAAGCATGGCGGTTATTTAATTATGATTAGCCATGCAAAAAGTACTCAAATACAAGACGGTAAGGTGCAATTAGCACCCGAATTACCTCGTGGTCTTGGCTATGCACTAACTGCAAAAGCTGATGTAATTGGCTATGCTACAGTTCAACGTCAAGGAGATGGAGATGATACTGAACATATGATATCCTTCATCAATTACGATGAAAGGACTGTTGGCAGTAGATTAAAACCTTTAGCCCACAAGAGATTACCGTTTAATTATGAGTCAGTACAAAACGAAATCCTAACGTATAGAGAGGAATAAGTATGGCTAAATTCAGACCCGAAACAACTCAAGGAAAATCATTTCTTGGCTTTCAAGAAGTTGGTATAATTGATTTTGTTGACCATACCTCAAAGTATGACTGGGCAGATGTATGTATCGATGTTAATTTACAAGGCAATGGGAGTTTTCCTGTTGTTATGAGATTATCCGGTTCATATGAAAAAGAACCCAATGGTAACATTAAGGACTGTTCTCTGTTAAGAAAACAGTATTATCTTTTTGATGCTATTGGTTTCACTGGCGGTCCAACACTTGATGGTAGTTACGAAGATGGTGATGATAAACAAATAGGTGATACTGATAAATTAGTAGAACACCTAAATAACGTATATGCACACCAAGGAAATCCATTAACTTCAGAACCAAAAAAGGTGTATTATGCATTTGTCTATAAAGAATGGTCAGAACAAGACCAAAAAGCATGGACACGTGTATGCCCTAAATTAGTAAAAAATGATTCTGATGGCAAAGTAGACCTTGAATCTTATGTTCAATTTATGAAGAGCAAAGGATTTATCAAGGAATATGATGCGAGCAAAGCAACACAAACTAAATCGGTTTCTCCGAAACAGTCTTCTTTCGGTAATACTTCTACGCCATTTTAGGTGTGGAGTGAAATAGCTGTCGGTAGCCCTCGGAGACGAGGGCTACTGGTTAAGCAAGAAGATTTGTCTACCTTCGTCTTTGATGAGGGTAAGAAGCAAGCCATTTATAGAAGTGTTTATCTTTACGATGATGAAGGCTTAGAATATGTGAAGCTTAATGGTACTCTTAAGGACTATTTTGGTCCACGGAGTATCGATAAAATTCCCATTGACATTGATAAAGGTCAAAACACTGATGAATGGACCCTTGATGTATTAAGAGGAGTATTATTCAACCTAAGGGAAGAATATGAAGTAAGTAATGATGCTTTACAACTTTATTTCTCTGGTACAGGTTATCATATAATGCTCACCAATGAATTATTTGATTTTAAGAAATCAAAAGATTTACCCTTTGTTGTAAAACAAACTATGAAAAGTATGTTTGATGACATCGATTTAAGTGTCTATAGTCGAAATTCTATTATAAGGTTACCACATACTTTAAATACCAAGGAAAATCGATTTAAGATACCTCTAACAGTAGATGAAGTACAAAAGTTGGATGCTGCAGACATTATAAAACTTTCTAAAGAGCGTAGGCTCACATTCCCATATCATATATTATGGGCAGAAAAAGAGTTAAGTAATTATATTGTCACAGAAGTACCCAATATACGTGCACTACAAAATGTCGTAGAACCTCGGAATGTCGTTAGTTGTATTCAGGATATCTATAAAGATGGTCCTAAAGCAGGTAACAGAAACAATGTAATTCTACGAATAGCATCACACTTCAGACGTAATGGTATACCATCAGATGCGTGTAAAGCTGCAGTTATTCACTGGAATCAAGGTCAATTAGAAGAAAATGTGATTCTGGAAAAAGTTGAAGCAGTTTATAATGCTGGCTATCAATATGGTTGCAATGACCCAATACTGGCGTCAAAATGCAATCCACGTTGTAGTCATTTTAGACGTAAAGATTATACTGTCGAAGTGTACAGTGCACAGGATTTGCAGAATGAATTAGAACATAGATTGACCACTGATTTTCAGGGCAGAATCATTGACCTTGGTCATAGGTTTGGCTTAAATAGTGTAGATGCATGTGTCTATCCGGGGGAGTTGATGACAATATTTGGACCAACTGGTGCAAATAAAACAACCCTCGCCCAGAATCTGGTTTATGGATACGACCATGCCAATGACTGCATTCGTAAAGAATGGCAGATACCGACTCTATACCTTAGTTTAGAGTTAAGTGGCTGGTATATGCAGCGAAGAGCTTTACAGATTATATCTGGTCAAAGTAAAGAGCACGTCAATCAACACTATTATAAGCTATGGGAATTCCATAAAGATGAATTAGCCCATGTTTTAGTACAAACTGTAAGTCCAACTGTAGACCAAATACAAGACAAGATAAAAGAAATCAATCCCGCTTGTGTTGTAGTGGACTACATAGATTTAATTGAGGCACCAAGTTCAATACGAGGTGAATATGAGACAGTTCGTTACATTTCTCATAAATTATCAAGTATTGCTATACAAATGGACCTTATTATAATACAAGTTTCTCAAATATCACGTGAATACTCGCGGAGCCAAGCATTAGATTTATATGCTGGTAAAGGCAGTGGTGCTATTGAGAATGCAAGTAGAAAAGTTCTTGGTATCACAGGTACCGCAGATTCTCCTGATAAAAGAGTCGACTTACTTAAGAATAGTGATGGTGATTTATTCGATTATGAAATGACATGGACACCATCATTTAGATTAAGAAGACGACATTTTGTAGAATATCCAACAGAGTTTGAAAGGAGGCAATATGCCAACAACTAAGGACTTAATAGGGGATTATATTGATGCAGAAGGACGTAGAGAATATTACGAGGCAACAGAAGAACCAGAACTGTATGACGAAGCATGTACAGACCTTACAGTAATAAAAAACTCTCTACGTAAAAAGATAGACAATGTAGACCATTTCCTTGTGGAAGTAGACAAACGAGTACATCTCGTTGACGCTGAAACAGAAGCTCTTAAAGACGAAATTGAGAGACTGAAAAATAGGAGAAAGCATATCATTGCTACAAAAGACTTCTTCAATAAAATCCTATTACCGATGGTAATAAAAGAAGTGGGAACAAAGGGTGTTTTCGAAACTGATACAGCGAGGTATAAGTTATATCAAACTTATGGTCCAGCAGAAATTGATTCAGAAAAACTTGATAAAAAATACAAAAATATGAAGTTTACTGAAGTCATTGATAAGAAAACAGCCAGAGCCGATGCTATGAAGTGCCATAAAAACGGTAAAGAACTACCCACTGGAGTACAAATTAAATTAATAGACCGAGTAAGGAGGTCATAGTGAAGTCAGGGATACTTTTAGATGTCTCTCTGGTGCCAAATGGAATTTTGATTAATCTGTTCAGATTTCTTCGAATGGGAATAGCATTTCCAATCGATGATAGGGGAAGCAGAATCAATATGACATTTGGTATCTGGAGAGCGATTGCAACCCTACAACTTGAGATAAGGAGTCGTCGTGAGATTCAGACCCAACAGTAGAAGAAAAAAGACGCAAAAAGCTTATATCTTAAATGCGTTAAAGTCCGGTGCTAAAATAACCCCAATGACAGCTTTAAATAGCTTTGGGATTTTCCGGCTTGCAGCAGTAATACATGAATTAAGAAAAGAACATGAGATTATTACTGAAGAAGTCAGCAACAGCAACGGTGCCACATTTGCCCAATATTCGTTAGCGGGTAAATAAGATGAATTTGCGGAGCTATAATTTTCCAATAATCATATGTTTCTACCCCTGCAT